CTGCTCTTTGCCCAGAAGCTGTAGGTCTTCGTGGCCAGCGTGCTGTCGGCGCTAGTGGTGATTACATCGTCCGTCCCGTCGAACTTGATACTCTTGTCCCCCACAAACGTCGGCGTAAAGCTTTTATAGCCACCAGATAAAACAACACTGTCGCTCTCAGCAGTAGCACCTGATGCAATAGCAACTGGTCTTGTAAGAGGGCTGGTAAGTTTGCGGGTAAAGGACATTTAATTAATTAGTAGGCGCTGCGCTCGTTTACTGGCTTCACTAGAATTTGATAAGTTTCTGAAGATCCACCTGAAATTTTGACTCGTAGCGAATTAGCTGCTGTGGTGAAAATAACCTGGCCTTCATCTGTAAACTCAGCGTCTACACCAAGGCTGGTATATTTTGCTCCACCCCCGTCTACGCTTAAATCGTGTTGCAACTCTATTTTTGTTGCGTCAAAGTTAGAAACGGGGACAACCGAAAACAACCCTGTGCCCCCGTGCCACTTTAAATTTACTGTCAGTGCGCTTGCGGCAACTACTTGTGCTATTCCATATTGCATAATTTATAATTCTTTCTCTTTTAGTAATTCATATTAGACCCAGATCCCCCGCTTCCTCCTGTATTTACAGTGGGCCTTCTAATAATAAGACTGCCAATACCCCTACCACGCCTTGCTTTATCCTTCTTTCTAGGCTTCTTTTGAACTGCCACTTCCGTAGGTGGAGGGGGCGGTGGTGGTGGTGGGTCCGCTTGGACAATCTTTGGTCTACTGCACATGGTATTTAGAGGATGTTCTCATTCTGTTCGTGGAACACAGCCTCCAGAAACTTAATCACAGCTCTTTGTCCGTAATAAAAGTCTAATTCTCGGAGACTAGTGGATGTATCAAAGTCCTTTTGAGGGAACCTTTCTTGCAGGGCATCTAGGAAAACCTTTGATACTGTGGGGAAATCTTTATTTTGAATTATCATATATGGCTAGAGGTCGTTAAGAACTTCAGGAAGTTTCTCGTTATTGATCCACTCCTTGGTCTGCAATAGGCACATTGAGTTCCACACTACAGCACCCAAATGGTCTTCCTCTTCGTCCCCCTCCATGAATGCCCACATGTGTCTGTAAATGCTGTCAACATAACGACTTAGGGGGATTCCCTTTTCCCAATTAGACCTCCCATACTTCAGTGCTCCATCCTCAAATCTCTTTGAAGCAGCACGCAGAGCAGCAATAGGTAACAACGAGGGCAGCCCCTTGCCATTCATAGCATCCCTCACAGCTCCACTTGCGAACTGACTGCGCTCTCCTGAGTCTGGTAGTTTTCTTACTGTGGGGTCCATAGCTTTATCTCCTGTGTTTCTCTGTCGTATTCGTTGTGTCTAAGAATTCTTGCAAGCCTAGCGGTTAGCAATGCGTCATCTGCTGTGAGGCCCTTGGATTCATAGACATCGACCACTGTTTCCCATGACTCTCCATGCTTGTCTAGCAGCTTTTGTGCTGTGATTAGTCCTACACCGGGGACCCCAGAGTATCCATCAGTAGAGTCACCAGCCATCGCTTGGACAAGGTGGAACCTATCGGCTTCCTCGTCTGTGGTGTCCTTTGTCTCATCCTTGAGGAAGTTATACCAAGTGCAGGGGAGTGTTCCAAAGTCCTTGTCACCACTGACTGCGATGGTGTTCTCCCTGTCTCCTGTGGCTAGGATTCCAATGACATCATCAGCCTCCAGGTTGTCCCACTTGTCTCCATTGAAGGTCTCCATCATCCACTCCCTGATCTCATTGATACCAAGGGGGCTTCTCTTGTCCTTTCGATTAGCTTTGTATTCAGGGAACAAGTCATACCTGAAGTTCCTCCTATCAGAGAAGATGGTTGTGACCTCAGTAGTCTCCAGCTTCTCCAGTATGTTTTCCATTAGCTGGATTGCCTCTGCCTTCGCTTGGTTAAAGTCAGTGTGAATGGTAAAGATGTCATCCTCCCATTTGGTCTCCACTTCAGCAGCAAACGCTGCCCTGTAAAGAATCATGTCTCCGTCGATCAATGCTTGTTTCATATTGTTTAGTGAGTTTCTGCCCAGTTAGCTCCTATCTTGAACTCCCCATCCAAGGGGCATTTGAAGTTAAGGATGGTTCCCGCCTTGATGATTGCGCTGACAAACGAATGACCAAGGGCATCTGCTTGTTTCTTGTTGCATGAGAACTGGACCTCATCGTGGACATTGGCGTGCAGCTCGTAGGGGATGTCTTTGTTATCCATCTCGAATTCCACCAGTGCTTGCTTCATAACCACAGCACCAGCCGATTGAAGCAGCAGGTTCAGTGAGCTGTGCATCGAGCGACAAGGAAGAGTCCTACCGTCAAGCCCGTGGAGCACTCCATGTTTTTGCACTTGTTGGTGAACAGCAGCGGTAAGCGATTTGATTGCAGGTATCTTAGACATAAAGGATGCCTTTAGTTGCTTCCCTTCTTTACTGGATCCACCAACGATCTCACCAATCTTCTTGTCTCCTGCACCATATAGGAAGGCGTATATAAAAGTTTTCGCTTGGTCCCTATTTTCAAGGCCCGAAGCCTTTTGGTTAGCTGTATGGATGTCCCCTTCAAGGATCTCCTTTGCATACTGACCCTTGTCCCACTGATACATATAGTGAGCAAGACACCTAAGCTCCAACCCAGAAGCATCAGCACCTACAAGCACCTTGCCTTTGGGGGCGGTAAACAAAGACCTACATTGTTCTCCATACTCAGCTCTGACTGCTGGAACCTGGGCCATGTTTGGATGGTGATGACTACACCTACCACTCACAGTTCCCAAGGTATTGACTGAACCATGCAGTCTCCCTTTGTGTTCTAACTTGAGCCACGCTTGGTTCCCTTCAGCTACCTGACCGAGCCTCTTACTGACAAGCAGGTATTCAAAAAGCTTCAGTGACTGAGATGTGTTGATCTCCCTCAGGACTGCCTCGTTGATTGCTGGTCTCTTCCCGTCGTATTCCTTTGGATCCCACCCGTCAGCCATTAGTCGAGCTGCTATCTGGTCCCTTGATGCTGGGTTAAATGGGATCTCTTTGGTTTTCTTTGGTCCTCTCTCTACGTCCTTTGCTTTGTGTCCGTCAGCTACAGCAGCCTTCTTGCTTGCGTATTGTTTTCCATCAGCAACCCACCAGCATGACTTCATCTCTGTGACTGTGGGACCAAAGACTTCCTGAAGTTCCTGCTCGATCTCAGTGCGTCTCACCATCAGCGTCTTGATCAGCTCACCGGCAGAGTCCTTATCAAATGGAAACCCAGTCTCTGTTTGCTTCCTCATTGATTTGGCAAACGATGTCTCAAGCATCAAGGCTTGGTGTGAGTATTTCTTTTTCTCAACAAGGAAGTGAAACAAGGAGGCAGTTACCTTCACATCTTGGACGCAGTAGTCTTCCATCTCTTGGCTCCACTCGCTCCAGTCTTCTGTCTCCCCGTGGTCGTTCTTGTGTATCCCAATGCGAACACCCCAAGCTTTCAACGAGTGACTACCAATAAGCTTCTTTGGGAACTCCTGTCTCTTAAAGTCATCAGCCTTGAGGTCTGGGTAGGACAACTGAGCAATAATCTTTGTGTCGAATATTGAGTGATGAGTCCATCCATACAAATGCTTCAAGGCAGGACCATCAAAGTTAATCGCGTTGTGTCCAATCACGAAGTCATGATCACTCAGTAAAGCCAAGCCATCCTTAATGTTGTCCGCTTGGAACCTGTGAACCTTCTCTTCGTAGTCGATAACAACCATGCAGTGGAGAGTCTTTAGGTCTTCCAAGGTGTCCCAGTTGTCTATCGCTTGTGTCTCTATATCAAAAAATGCTGTCTTCATTGTTTTCAGTCTTAGTCTCGTTGTTGAATTCATTCGCTATATCTTCTGTAAGCAGCCCCGTCTCAATGTCAAAGTCGAGAGAACAAGCAATGCCTGTCTGTCCACTGAACCTGTTCTTGAGAACTCTTAGCTGTGTCTTGTTTCGTTCCTCTGCGTCCTGTTGGTTTCTCTCTAGTCCAATCACCATGTCACTAAGCTGGGCAATACCAGCAGATCCACGCAATTGAGCCAGTGATGTTGTTGCTCCTTCCTCATGACCTCTCCCTTCAGGACGCTTGAGGTGACTAACAAGGATGAGAGCTATGTTTGTTTCTTCTACCAGTGACCTAAGCTTGGTCATGGTGTTATCAATCATTCGTCTTTCATCCCCGTCCCCCATGCCACTCACCACAATAGACAAGTGATCCAGAACGATGACCTCAGTGTCCAAAGCAAGAGCAAGGAAACGAATGTGAGAGAGCAAGTTGTCGCTATCAAGACTCCCAAAGTGGTCGTAAAGAAACAACCGGTCACTCCCTACCGTTGACTTAAAAGCCTCATGGAACTCATCAGTTACCTGAAAGGTTTCCTGTAGGTGGAGCTGTTGTTTCATCTCGATACCCACAAGAGACAAACCAGTTCTCTCAATGGATTCCTCAAGGGCAATGTAACCAACTTTCTTTTCAGTAGTGGTAAGCAAGTGGTGGGCGATTACCTTACACACCTGACTCTTACCGATACCACTACCAGCACAGAAGGTAACTATCTCTCCCTTGCGTAGTCCTCTGGTCAACTCGTTCAAACCAAAGAATGGATAGGGTGTGGACTCGTAGGTCTTTGGGTTCGTCAGCCTCTCAAGTAACTCAGTGCCCGCAACGATGTCATCAGGTCTCCACACCTTGGCTTCCCACATGGCCTTAGTTATCTCTTCACCTCTTCCGGCAAGAAGTAACTCAGAAGGATCCTTCATTGGGAGCCTAGCTATCTTCCCTCTACCAGCAGGTAACAAGTGAGCTACCTCAATGGCAGCCTTGCGTCCCACTTCGTCTTCATCAAACATCAGGATGACCTCTTGGAATCGAGAGAGCCACTCCATCTGTTTTTTAATTACAGACGCTGCTGAGTTAGCCCCCAACCCAAGAGAAACAACAGGCCACTTGTTCCCGTTAACCTGACTAACACTCAGGCAATCTATCTCACCCTCAGTAATGATCAGCTTGTTTCCCCCGTTGGGCCATAGGTGCTGACCAAAGAAGTGATCAGGGTTTCCGCTACACCTGAACTTCTTGCCCTCGAATCTATACTTCTGGGCTATCTGCTTACCATCCAGGTTGTAGTAGTTAGCTATATGACATAGCTGTCCTCCTAGTTCTCCTACTTGGTAGCCAAACTTTTTACAGGTAT